GTTGTAGGGTTACCACTAACTGCTCCTCCTGCAACAGTTGGTGTTGCAAAAGCAGTACTAAATGCAGAACTACCACCAGTACCTACTGTACCATTTGTTAATCTAATTGCCTTATCATTGTGAGTTGTTTGTTTTGTCCAACCAGTGGGTGCTGCTGTTTGTTGAAATAACATTGATGTGCCTGATGGGAATGGTTCAGCATTACCTACTGCTGTTGTCACAAACGCTGTAGTAGCCACCTTTGTTGTATTATTACCTGCTGATTGTGTTGTAGCTGTTGTGGCTGTATTAATAGTGCCATTTAAGTCACCACTAAAGGTTGTTGCAGAGGCTGTTCCAGTAACTGTCACACCACCTGATGTTGTGGCGAGTTTCTGGACGTTGTTGTGATAAAGATTTACAGGCCCATCTTTCTCAGCATAGACCATATTTTCATTGTCTGTTGACCTTAGATAAACAGCATTATCAGCTCGCAGGATTAGACCACCAGTTCCAGCATCATCAATATAACTATTAAACCCATCGTGATAAATCTGTAAGTCATTACTTGCACCAAACTGTGCTTTAACATTGTCTGCAAAAGACAAGTCACCTGCTGTTTTGCTATCTGCAGCATCACTTCTTAGAAACTGTGTACTGTCAAGGCTGTCAAGTAAGGCAGCATTTGATGCTGTACCTGTCAATGAAGCAGTGATTGTACCTGCACTAAAGTTACCACTACCATCACGAGCAACAATCGTACTTGCTGTGTTAGCGTCTGTAGCATTTGATGTCACAGTAAATGTAGCACCTTCAGCACTAGCTGAACCTGATAGACCTACACCACTGACCGCACCTGCAGCCACATAGTTACCTGATGTTTTAGTTCCGAGTGTGACAGCATCGTTGGCTATGTGAGCAGTATCAATTGACCCATCTACGTATTGGTCACTATCTACAGAGTTAGCTGCCATTTTTGCAAGTGTAACATTTCCATCTGATATCTTTGCAGTTGTTACAGCATTACTTGCTATACCTCCTGCAGCAATCTGTGGTCCTTCACCTGTAGTACCGTCATGTGAGTGTCCTGTTGTACCGTCAAATGCAGTCTGAAGTTTATCAAACTCTCCATCGAGATCGGATGCGTTAATTACGTTACCGTCTGCAATGTTATTTGCTGTATCATTACGGGTGTATCCGTTTCCCATTTTTTATCTCCTAGCGTTAGTAGAATACTGCAGTGTAGCAGCATCTATTGTAAAAACAGCGTCTGTGTTTGCACCTGTTGTTTCGTATAATATCGACACTGTAAATCCTGAACCTATTGTTTGCACTTCATATGTAGCTTTTTGTTTTACCCCAAACAAAGATGTTCCATATATACCTGAACCGTATGTTATTGACGCCGCTGCATCACTTGATAGTATCGAATCAGGTTGAATACTATCGGGTTGATCAAAATCAAACTTGAGAGAATACTCAAGATCAAAATCACCATTTACATCTAAATATGTCACACCCTTGTATATTGTTTTTCGCACAGTCGGATCGCCCAGTGGGATAAACGGAGTGGCAAACGTAGCAGGTATGTCTGTGCCTGCAAACGTATTCCCTTGTTCCATTTGATATATGAATCCATCTGCGTTTCCAAAGTAAATTCTTTCTGCGAAACCGTCATACTCACTGTAAGTTACAAAAGCATTTATACCACGTGTATCGTTGAATGCTATGCCAGTTTCTAATTGAGTTGCACCAATCCCTTTTGCTGCATCGTTGGTGTATGTTGAGTTATATCCAAATATTCTGTATTGACTTTTTTCACGAATAACTGTACTTGTAAAACCATTTGGACTACTACTTATTAAATCAAGTATCTCAACTTGTATTGTTTTTGATACGGCCGCAAGACTAAAGTCACCAAATCTATCTGTAGCAGAAAATAATCTAAGTCCATCAGGACCTAAGAATATGATATCGCCACCTATCTCTTGTATTGTATCTTCACCTACACAGCCTAAATCCCTAGACACTGGTTTTAGTTGAAAATCTCCAACACTACTTCCTGCAATTACGTTAATACTATTTTCACTAAATACAATAAGTTGATCTCTGAAAACAATCATTCCTGTTATTGTATCAGCTACGTTTATTATACCACCGCCACTTGCACTTGTAAAGTCTGTATCTGCATAAGGGGCAGAAAAAACTACACTTTTACCGTTACCAAGAAAGATGTGGTTCTTAAAGTTAACTATAAAGCTAGAACCTGATGTGTCAGCAGGTAAAGAAGACAGTTGTTCAAACGTAGTACCATCAAATCTGTAAGGCTTACCTGTACCATCTACAAGCATAAGTTTCTCTGTACCATCAAAGTCGTACTTGAGAAATCGTACCTTACCTGATCCGCCTATTGTGACACCTGCACTGTTGTACGTAGCATTGTCACTTATCTGTGTCCATCCTGAACCTGTAGATCTAAACAGATCATCACCTCTTACAGCGTAAACATTTCCACCATAACGATGTATACCTCTAACAACACCTGTGTTACTCAGGGTATTCGTATCAAACTTAGTGAAACCTTCTATCCGTGTGTATCCACCAAATATTGATGGCTCAAAGTTACGAAGTATTCTTGCCGATCCGGGAGCTTGAAATCCCTGCTGATACGGAGATAGGTTGGTTATCAAACCACCTTTAAACTCAAACGAATGTGTCTGCCACCTATCAGGCATTAAACAGCCCTTGCGTATATGTTTTCATTAACAAGTAAGGTTCTCATTTGTTTCAAGCCATCTTCAAATTTACGGAGAGATAATGTAGCTGATTCAAGATTGTCTCTGAACATGTATGAATGATACATTGCACCATCTACAACTACATGTTTAAATCTGAATGGTATTGTTGGAACGTCGTCGTAGGTGTCTAAATCAGCAGGAATCATAAAAAATTCATACTCGATTGTGTAAGCTTTGTCTGGCATAGGTGCGACGATGAGATCACCATCTTGTGAGCGAACGATATATTCAGGAATTGTACCCTTTGTAGTATCTGTCTCACCTTCTTGATCTATGTATCTGTCCACGTACTCATCATAAGTCAGTTGCTTCAGTCTTCTTGCTTCGTTGAGGTCAAGTGAAGCGTTACGTAAGATACGAACAGTATCAAAGTCGGTGTACTTTGCATTCTCTGGTAAAGGATATCTCAGTTCACCTGCAGTAAGAGTTATGTCATCTGTGTTGTGATTGAAGGGCCAGTTAAAATGCTTTTGGTTTATATCACGGATAGAAGCATTGATAGCATCTTTAACTTGTGCATAAAAGCCTGTAGCTGTGGCAAAATTAGAGGATGTAAGTTCTGTCTCATTAAGTCTGCGACATACTTCATTTGTAAGGGAGAGATAATCGTAAGCCATCAGTTTTTCTCCACGACTCTTATGCGAACTTCTTGTTCACGAATAGTTGCATCACTGGCAGTTACTTGACACACAATCTTGTACGTCGTAAATGCAGTACCACTTCCTAAATATATCGTAGCAACAGTGGTTGTATTTGTACGACTAACAAGCTGTAAACCATTTACAATTTGACTGTTTGACCAAGTCTGCAACACACCATCTGCGTCATATATTTTCCAAATGACTGATGCTATTGTATCAGTGCCTAGAGCAGGTTTCCAGTTTATTGAATAGTCTAACTGTTCGTCAGGATCTTTATCGGGCCATTTCAATGCCATTAAGCAGCCCTCCTTTGTGAGCTTGTCTGTTTAGGTAGTGTGTTAGCTACATTTCTTCTATCGTATGCTGATGCAGTGAATGTTGTAACGACGCCTGTCACTGTAGGAGTACCTACTGAGAATGTTCCAACTACGCCTGTAACATCTTCAGCAATGTTAACTGTAAGTGAACCTATTGCACCTGTTGCTTGTACGCCTGTTGCTATTCGTTCTAGTGGTTGGTCTTCTACTTCACCAACTTGACCTACACCTTCAACACCTGTCAGCGTTACAGTATTACTGTGTTCTAAAGAACCTATACCACCTGTTGCAGATACACTGTCTAACTTTTCACTAAGATTAACTTGAACAGAGCCTGATGCTGTTGTACCTTGAACACCTGTAGCAATTGGTTCATCTACATTAGGACTTATAGTGCCTATTGACCCTGTCATAGGTGAACCTGTTACAGGAACACGGTTGATAGACCTGACATCAAGTCCTGCTGCGTTAACAGTAAAAGTACCTACAACACCTGTAACTTTCTCGGTCACATTTTCTGAAACAGTATTGGTAGCACCTGTAGCACTTACTCCTGTGATACCAAAAGCAATGTTTGGTGAAACTGTACCAATTTGTCCAGTACCCGCTACACCAGTAAGACTTACGGTGTTAGCAAATTCAAGCGTACCTATAGAGCCTGTAAGAGCAGGTGTAACATTAAGAGGTTCAGTGATATCTACTTCAAATGCGTTTATATGTAAAGTACGAGTAAGAGCAGTTGCACTTACACCTGTCAGGGAAACATTGGCACTTACAATGCCGTAGCTTGCAGCTCCATATTGCCCTGTACCATAAATAGCATCAGCAGTATCATAGAACGCCATGTTCTACTCCTTTAAGCTATACGTACAATAGCGTTTGATGCGTCAGCAGTTGGGAACTCTATAGTTAAATCACCTGCAGTAGCAGACACTGTACCACCAAAGTCAATGACACAGATAGCAGAGTTACTGTTTGCGGTGTTATATATAATACAACCATCAGCAGATACAGTTACGTTACTGAATACTAAGTCAGTAGTAAAATCTAAAGTAGCAGTTGTGCCATCTACAGCGATAGTTGCACCAACTAAGTTTGACCCGCCTGCACTATAGTTTGTACCACTTGCTTCATCAGAGTTACCTGTTACGTCAGAATAGTTAGTTGTAGCAGCACCATATGTACCTGATGGGGATGCTTTAATAAGTGCTAGTTTAAGTGTATCAGTATCAAGGTCGTGTAAACCACCTAATAACTCTGATTTAAAACTAGTACACATTGCAGTTGTAATAGCCATTTATCTCTCCTTCGGCTTAATTATAGAGAAGTTTGAAAGAACTCCTCTAGGGATACTGTTATATTTACAGCACTGTTTGCACTTGCAAGACCTCGTATCTTGTCACTACCAATCAAATACAAAGGATAATCTGTAATCTGTAGTAGTGAATTTGCAGGTAGTTCAACAAGTTCAGCTA